TACGTTGCGGGCAGACAGCGCCTATCTATGCTTCGCAAAGATGTTTACGGAGACTACCAAGTACCACACTTGTATGAAATCGTTAAGACTAATGTAGCAACAGGTCTCTACACCTCCGAACTTTTAGAATGGTATTCCGAAGACGATTGGAACAAGATGAATGACTTCATCGACCATGAAAAGGATGAGGAGTATTCATACGCAGCAATTGAACAGATGATTGAAAAATATCTTGTTCGCAATAGAGCAACGAAAGAAATCTATGAAACACCTCAAGTTCGTTATCTAATAGCCGCCGCAACAATCTTCCATAGTGAAGGCCCAGCTACACGACTTAAGCTTGTTAAAGAATACTACAATGCAGCTAGTGACGGGTTGTTCACTTTGGCTACTCCTGTTCTTGCTGGTCTCGGTACTCCAACAAAGCAGTTTAGTAGCTGTGTACTTATTCGCAGTGATGATGATTTGGATTCGATTTTCGCTTCCGGAGAAATGATGGCTAAGTATGCTAGCAAGAGAGCTGGCATTGGCTTAGAAATCGGCAGGCTTCGCTCCCTCGGTTCGCCTATTCGAGGGGGCGAAATCATGCATACTGGTATGATTCCGTTTTTGAAGAAGTGGTTCGGTGACTTACGTTCTTGTTCGCAAGGTGGAATTCGTAATGCATCGGCTACTGTGTTCTATCCTATCTGGCACCTTCAGTTTGATGACTTGATTGTATTGAAGAACAATCAGGGCACCGAAGAAACCCGTGTTCGTCACATGGACTATGGTGTTGTTCTTAGTGCATTCTTTTGGAAGCGGTTCAAGAACAAAGAGAATATCACATTCTTTGATCCAAACGAAGTGCCTGATTTGTATGAAGCATTCTATCAAAATACAGCAAAGTTTGAAGAACTTTATGTGAAGTATGAAAAGCGTAAGGATTTACGTAAGAAGGTAATGAGTGCTGAGGAAGTCTTCAAGGGAGGCATTCTTAAGGAACGCACTGACACAGGTAGAATCTATCTTGTGTTCATTGACAACGTTATGAATCAAGGTCCGTTCGACCCTGAGTATCATACAATCTATCAATCAAACCTCTGTGTCGAGATCCTTCTTCCCACAAAGTCATTCAAGCGTCTAGATGATCCTGCAGGACGAATCGCACTTTGTACCCTCGGGAGTATGAATTGGGGTGCGTTTAGAAATCCAGAAGATATGCGTAGAGCATGTCGGATTCTATTGCGCAGTCTAAACAACATTCTTGATTATCAGGACTTCTTGTCAATTCAGTCTAAGCTGTCAAACGATGAGATTAGACCAATTGGTATTGGTGTAACTAATCTTGCATACTGGCATGCCAAACGTGGATACAAGTACGGCGAATCAGAAGCACTACAAGACGTAAAGAGTTGGGCAGAACATCAAACATATTATTTGATGGAAGCCAATGTTGAACTTGCTAAAGAACGTGGTAAGTGCTTAGACAGTGACAAGACTCGTTATGGTAACGGAATCTTCTCTTGGGAGCTTCGCTCAAATGGAGCTAACGAACTAGCTGACTTTACTCCTGAACTTGAATGGGAAACGCTTCGTGCGGACATGGTAGAGTATGGTGTGCGTAACGCTACAGTTGGCGCAATCGCTCCGGTAGAATCAAGTTCAGTCGTTATCAATTCTACTAACGGAATTGCAATGCCAATGAGTTTGATTTCTGTAAAGGAAAGCAAAGCTGGGTCTTTCATTCAGGTTGTTCCTGAATATCAGAAACTAAAGAACAAGTATCAGCTTATGTGGGACCAAACAGATTGCGTAGGTTATCTAAAGACCTCTGCTGTTCTTGCTGCTTATATGGATCAGTCAATCAGCACTGATACATTCTATAACCCTGCTCACTTCCCTGATAGAAAAGTTCCAACTACCCTTATCGCAAAGAACTTGATGCTTGCTCACAAGTGGGGAATTAAGACTCTCTATTACAGCTTGATTAACAAGAAGGGTTCTAAAGAAGAAGAAGATGAAGCACCACTGGAAGTTATTGACTTCTTTGAAGATGACGGTGATTGTGAAAGTTGTAAGTTATAATGTTAGAAACAATTTGTGATATTTTAAAAGACGCCTACGCTCGGAACTGGATTACTAGCCGTGACGGCAATATCAGTATTCGTCATCATGACCGAGACCACTTCTATATCACGCCTAGTGGGGTAAGAAAGCAAACACTACAGCCCGATCAATTCAAAAAGATTGGGCTAGTAGACACCGGTAGTGAAACAATTTGCAAGATTCTACCCTATACTGCTATCTCTAGTGAGCTACAGCCAAGCGGTGAATTGCCATTGCACTTCGGCTTACTTAAGGCTTTGGGTCAGCATAGTGATGATATTCGTGTTGTAGTTCACGTTCACCCTACATACTGTGTTGCCGCAATGCACGCCGGTATTAACTTGAACGAGCTAGTGACACACTTCCCTGAACTGGGTAGATATACTAGAGTAGCTCCTAACGTAGGAGATGTTCCTCCTATCAGTGAAGAACTTGCTGCAAGTTGTCATAATAACTTAGGACTTGATAGTGAAGGCAACATTGCTTATGACATTGTAGGCATTAAGGGGCACGGAGTAGTTGCAATTGATACTACACCCTGGCGAGCATATGAACATATTGAGCGTCTAGAACATATTTGTAAAATCGTATTAGCATCGGGGAATTATTAAATGAGCAAAAGTCAATATAACTTAACAACAAAAACAGACTACCTTAATCGCAAGATGTTTCTTGACCCGGCAGGACCCGTAACCATTCAGCGTTTTGAAGAAGTCAAGTATCAAAAGCTACAGAAGATTGAGCAATCAGCCCGTGGATTCTTTTGGGTTCCAGAAGAAGTCAATCTTTCTAAAGACGCAAATGATATGAAGGATGCTAGCGAAGCTGTTGCGCATATCTTTACTAGTAATGTTCTTAGACAGACTGCCCTTGACAGCTTGCAAGGCAGAGCACCAGCACAGGTCTTTACCCCTGTCTGCTCTATCCCTGAACTTGAAGCTATTATGAGCAACTGGAGTTTCTTTGAAACAAACATCCACTCTCGTTCATATAGCCACATCATTCGCAACATCTACAATGTTCCTAAAGAAGTGTTCAACACTATTCATGATACTCAGGAAATCATTGATATGGCATCAAGTGTCGGTGAGTATTATGATAAACTACATGCTCTTAATTGTAAGAAAGAACTTGGAATAGCGGTAGCCGAACAAGAACATATCAATGCGATTTGGCTAGCTCTACATGCTTCTTACGCACTTGAAGCATTCCGCTTTATGGTATCGTTCGCTACAAGTCTCGCAATGGTCGAGAATAAGATGTTCATGGGTAATGGCAATATTATCAGTTTGATTCTACAAGACGAACTCTTGCACAAAGAGTGGACTGCTTGGATGATTAATCAGGTTATCAAAGAAGACCCTCGCTTTGCTAAGGCTAAGATTGATTGCGAAGTAGAAGTCCGTAAGATTTATGAAGATGTGATTCGTGAAGAAAAAGAGTGGGCTGCATATCTCTTTAAGAAGGGCCCAGTCATCGGTCTCAACGAAAAGATTATGATGGATTTCGTTGACTACAACTCAGTAGATGCTCTTAAGCAGATTGGCATTAAGTATTGGAATCCAGCTCCGAAGACTACTCCTATCCCTTGGTTCAACAAACACGTAGATACTAGTAAGAAACAGACCGCACTACAAGAGAGTGAGTCAACAAGTTATGTTATTGGTGTCATGTCTGACACCCTTAATTATGATGAACTACCGAATTTATAAGGAGAAAAATAATGAGAGCTATTGTATGGTCAAAGGATCACTGCCCAAATTGTGTGCAGGCTAAGACACTTCTATCACAGAAGGGTATTGAATTTGAAGAAAGAAAGATTGGTACTGATTGGACAAAGGAACAATTGCTAGAAGCAGTTCCAAACGCAATGAGCGTACCTCAGATTTTCCTCGACGGAGAACTCGTCGGTGGATTTACAGAACTTCGTGCTAAGTTTTTAGCAGAAGCAGCATAAGAAAGAAAAAAATATGACAATTAAAGTTGGAGAAACCTATACATTCAAGCTTACAAGCGGTGAAGAAGTTGTAGGAAAAGTTACCGCACTTGAAGATAATATTGCATTACTGCATGATCCGGTTTCAGTTGCACCGGGACCACAGGGTCTCGGATTGATTCAAAGCATGTTTACCGCAGATCCTAAAGAATCTGCAAGATTGAATATGAATAACGTTACTATCTTTGCATTAACCGACGAATCCGTAAAAGCTAAATACATACAAGCAACTTCTGGAATCATCGTTCCGGATAAGAAGCTAATTTTGGGATAATAGATGGCAAAACTAAGTAGAAAAGGCGATGCTAACGCAGTAGGTGGCAAAATTGTGCGCGGCGCAAGTACCGTATTTGCTAACGGTATTCAAGTAGGATTGCATGTAAGTGACATTACAAAGCATCCAGGCGGCGGAAAGCACAAGGCAGCTAAAACCACTGAAGGTAGTCCGACTGTCTTCGCTGATGGCGTCGCCGTTCTACGAGTCGGGTCAGGTAATGATTGTGGTCACAAAATTACCGAAGGTAGTCCTGATGTATTTGTTCCTTAAGGTAAATTATGGCTAACACAGGCAAAAATAGTCCGTTAGGGGTAAACGTTACGGGTTCTACCCTCAATAACACAGGATATTCTATCAATTCGATAGCAGCTAAGTACATGGGTGTAAGCAAAACTAATGCTGCATACACTCCTGGTTCACTAGTAGAGCAAACTGCACTACGCTGGTTAACGTATGCTATCAATGATGCATACACTAGAGGACAAGTATTAAAGACTCCCGCAGGTACTAGCACATACGACAATCTCATATCTATCGGGGCAACCACTCTTCCTGCTTTAGGTAATGCTAAGCCACCAACTTACACAGTTGAAGACCCATCAGGCGTCTGGACTGATGCTGCTGTTATGTACGGAGAGCAAAATGCAGTTGCCGGCGGGTATGATCCCAATGATGTATTACCTGGACCAGCAACTTCGGGCTATGGAAACTATGACGGCACATACGGGGATTCATTGCAAGGTTACGGATTAACTGACCAAAAGCAAAACGCTACTTGGTACCCGTATAACATGACTAACCCCAATGATTCTATTACTCAGTGGGGGTGGATTCGGTGTCATGCATTACAAGCATGGAATGAATTCAACTGGAACGGTAATGAAGTAAATCAAGCTGCTCCCCAGTATAATGATTTTACTTCTTCCTTTACAACCATGAGTTCGTATGTAGCTTATGTCAATGAAGCAATCCTAGCAGCACATAATTCTAACTCATTCCTAGAAGATACGTATAGTAACATGGATGACCTAGTTACCGCTGATATTTCTGGCATTAGCCTTTCAAGTAAAGATTTCGGTACTGACCTAATCAATTTGGGCAAGGCATTTAATCTAAAGAAGCTAGATGCATTTGGATTACCTTCTACTCTACTAGAAATTTTAGGCACAAACAACGCCGTCACTCCGGATTTAAGTCTAGCATTATTAGCGTCTGGTCTAGCCAGTGATGAGATCAGTACACTGACCTCAAGTTCAGCACAATCGATTACTCCTGAACAAGAGCGTAAAGCATACGGGGCATTTTTGATTATTGCAGGCACAAATCTATCAGAGATACTAGCTCCATTGCAGTGCGTAACTCAAGGGCTTACATCATTGGCTGATTTGTTGAACGTCAAAAAAATGTTCCCTCTAAGTTATACCTCATTAACTGTTCCTAAATATAATGCTAATCCAGGACCAACGAATAG